TCCACCAGCTCCACCGGCTTCATGGTCGGGTGCAGATCGTTCTTCTGCGGTTTCTTAATCTGCCAGACATCACCCTGGTCGCGATCGCCGCACCAGTGACGGTCAGCCCCCTCGGGCCAGCCGTACAGGATCGGCTCGTACTGACGCTGGTAGTCTGCCCGCCCCAGGGTAAATGTGTTCTTGGCCCAGATGACAAAGGTCGACCAGTGCCCACCGGCCGCACGGAAGGCCGCCTGCAGGCGGTCGAGTTCGCTCGACGACATGGCGACGTAGATACCGCCCTGGCAATGCGCCACGGTAGGCGTCAGTGCAGCCAGCAGGAAATCATAAAACCCGTCGCCAAGGTTGTCGTTGAGGATTGCGCGATCCTTGCCGCGCATCTTGTCCTTGGCCGAATTGGCGTAATTGACGTTGTACGGCGGATCGGTGAAGACCATGTCGGCGATCTCGTCGCCGAGCACCGTCACGTAGGCATCGGCATCGGTCGCATCACCACAAGTCACCCGGTGCTCCCCACAGATCCAGACGTCGCCCGCCCGGGATACAACGGTGCCGGACCCGTCCGGCACCGCATCCTCGTCGGTGTCGCCTTCGGTGGTCGTCTCTTCGCCAGCCAGCAGCTCGGCCAGGGCTTCGGCGTCGAAGCCGGTCAGGGCCAGGTCGAATTGATCGTCCTGCAGCGCGGCCAGTTCGACATGCAGCATAGCCTCATCCCAGCCGGCGTTCTCGGCAATACGGTTGTCCGCGATCACCAGGGCTCGGCGCTGGGTCGGCGTGAGGTGGTCGAGCACCACGACCGGCACCATCGCCAGCCCGAGCTTCTGCGCAGCCGCCAGACGACCGTGACCAGCAACGATGACGCCATCGCCCCCGGCCAGGATCGGATTAGTGAAACCGAACTCAGCGATCGACGCCGCAATCTGGGCGACCTGGGCATCCGAGTGCGTTCGCGAGTTGCGGGCATACGGCACCAGCTTGGCCGTGGGCCATTGCTCGATCTTGTCAGCGAGCCAGGAAATGGTCATGCCGCACCTCCTAGACGTTCGCTGGCCACCGCTGAGAAAGTCTGCCCCGTCGATACCAGCGTCACCGGCACCTCGGGAAAGTTCTGCTGGAAGCGCTTCACGGCGACATCCACATACTCCGGGGCGATCTCGGTGGCACGCACCTTCCGTCCAGTCCGCTCGGCGGCCAGCAGGGTCGTGCCCGAGCCGCAGAACGGTTCGAAGACGAGTTCGCCGACATCGGTGTAGGACTCCAGGACGAACTGGGGCAGTGCCACCGGGAACACGGCCGGGTGGTCGATGTCCTGACCAATCTTGCCCTTGTGCCGCATGATGCGAATCACGGAATCTGGAATCTTGGTCTCCTGTGTCGGCTGACCGGCAGCAGTCCAGCCCCCGATCGTGCCATCGGCTTTGCGCATGGCCGTCGAACTGCCGTCCTTGCGCAGATGGGTTTCTTGACCGGCGAATTTGCAGGGCACGATCTTGTTTGCCTGACGTGCCTGGCGGTTGAAGTGGAAGACGAACTCAAAGGACGGGGCCAGCCGGCCATTCCAGTCACCCGGCAATCCCGGTCCCTGGTCCCAGACATACCAAGCAAAGCGCCGCCAGCCTTGGGTACGCATCCAGTCGAGCCAGCCGTCCCAGTACGGGATGACTTCGTTGTCACGATGGATGAGACCAAGATTGACCAGTACCTGGCCATTCGGGGCCATTGGCAGGTTGGCGAAAACACCACGCATCAGGGCATCCCAATCAATGATGGTGTTCGTGTAGTCCCGCTGGTTGCCGTAGGGCGGCGAGGTGAAGCACAAGGCCGCTTGCTCGCCGGCCATCAGCGTTCGGACGACGGCCGGATCGGTGGCATCGCCGCAGATGACGCGGTGCGCGCCAATCTGCCAGACATCGCCGGGACGCGAGACCGGGTTGGCCGGCACATCGGGCACATCGTCAGCAGCATCTTCCTCTGACCCATCAGAGGCCTCGTCCTGTAATGCCTGCTCGGCGCCAACCAGCAGTTCCTCGATCTCCTCGTTGGTGAAGCCAGTCATGGTCAGGTCGTACCCCGACTCCGACAGCTCGGCCAGTTCCAGCGAGAGCAATTCCTCGTCCCATCCGGCATCGAGCGCCAGACGGTTGTCGGCAATCACGTAGGCCCGCTTCTGCGGCGGGCTGAGGTGGCCGAGTTCGATTACCGGCACTTCCAGCAGATCCAGCTTGCGCGCTGCTGCCAGACGACCGTGGCCGGCAATGATGCCGTTGGCGCCGTCGACGAGGATAGGCTGTGTCCAGCCGAACTCGACGATGCTGGAGGCCAACTTGGCGATCTGCGCCTCGGAATGCGTGCGCGGATTGCGGGCGAAAGGGATCAGGGTCTCGATCTTGCGATACTCGACGCGCAGTTGTTCGGTCATTGGAATGCAAAAACCCGCCACAGGGGCGGGTCATCAAAGGGTGGTAACTCAGTTCAGGTGGTAACCAGGGTGGTAACTGGTAACCTCAATTTGCGGTCAGACGGTAGCGAAATGCCGGGCTCGCGCCTCCCGCATGGGCTTTTTGACAGGAAGGACCCGTCGAATTTCTTGACTGAGAGCGATGAAGCTTCACACCCACACCGCTCGCCAGATCATAGCTGTCATGCTATCCAAAATCCGGGGTAGATGTTGCAGGGGGTAAAGCCGCAGATTGCCGCCGTCTGCATCTGTGGCACGCTCGCGCACGCCAAATCACTTCAAAACACTACGGCGCGATGCGCCGGCTCGTTGAGTCGCTCAACCACGATCTGCAATGCCCGTTGCCACCGCCTCCAAGCGGTCGTGCGCTCGCAGCCGAAGCGGCGACAGATGAACTTCCATTCGTAGTGCTTGGCGCGCATCCAGATCAGATGTCGCTGTTCGACTTCGAGCCACTGCACCCAACGCATCGTCTCCAGCATCTGCTCGATGGCGTGGGGTGAAGGTGGCAAGGGGCGATAGACATGCTCATCATCTGGGTAGGCCTCCCAGGCATCCCTGGCAAATGCCGGCCACACGTTGAAGTAGCCTTGGACGGTGACCCTGGGTAATCGCCGACTGGTTTCGGCCGCTTCAGCAAAGCGTTCTGCCACGTCCTCGATAGACCATTCAGCCATGACGCTTTCCCCCATACAGACGTTCTCCAATCCGCCGCACGAATTCACGCTCGACGAAATCCAACCGAGCATCCTCCTCCGACACCACGAGGATGTGCTGGTCGCGCCAACCAGTCTGCTTGATGGCTTCCAGTTCGGTGGTCTGCGGTTGCAGGCGACCCAGTGGGCAGCGATATTGCGGTGTAGGGATCTTCACGTCACACCTCCTGCGTCTCGATGGCCCAGTGCAGCAAGGCCAGGGCATCGGCTTCGTTGTCGTCCTTGGGGTCGTGACCCCGTGACTGGGCGGCGAGGATCATCTCGTCCTTGCCCGCATTGCCCTTGCCGGTCGCGTGCTTCTTGATCGTGCCGACCGGCACGCCCTGGTAGGGGATCTGGTGGTGCTCGCACCACGCAGTAAGCGTGGCCAGGAAACCACCGTAGGCATGAGCGGCATCGACACCGACATGCCGTCGCACTTCCTCGAAGTACACGGCATTGATTTCGCCAGATTGCTTGATCTCCGTGAGCCACCGCTTGAAGCGCAGGTAGCGCATGCCTCCGCCCTCGAAGCGCTGAGGCCGAAAGATCTCCGTGTCACTGATGATCTGGCCGTCCTTGACGCGGACAGCCCAGCCTGTGTTGGTACCCAAATCAAGGGCCAGGATCGTCGTCTTCATGTGTTCAGTCCTTTCTTGCTCTCGGCCTGACGCAGCCGACACGGTTTGTCGAAACATTCCATGAGGCGCGCACGCGCACGCGTGTGGCGAGTTACGTGAAACAGCGTCGGCTGCGTCAGACGAATGGTTTTTCATGAGCATCAGTTGTCGGCATAGGGGGTGTAAGCAGGCGCGGGCGGGTTCTTGAGGCCGATGCCCTGAAATCCCCGCACCCCCATGCTGTTGCGCCATTTCTCGATGCCGCGTGTGATGAGCAGATCGGAAAAACGCCGCTGCGAGCCGATGAATTCACCCGCCGCTTCCGCCCACTGTTTCCAGTCAGTGAACAGTTCGGCTGTCAGCGACTTGGCATTGGGCTCGCGCACACAGCACTCATCCAGCCAGCGACCCAGTGCATCCTCGGCCTCGAAATACTCCTCGGTTGCCTCGACCACACGCTGGGGAGGATCAAGCCGTCCCAGACGTTGCCAGTCGAGGCAGCCCTGCACAGCCCAAGCCAGGATGCCGTCGCGCTCGGCCAGCAATTTCTGCTGGAGATGCTTGTCGCGTCGCTCCGGCGGCACGGTGATCGTGAACGGGATCAGGTGCAGTCGCCGCTTCATCGCCTCGTCAATATTGCGGATCGCCGGCTTGTGGTTGCCCGCCACGAACAACTTGAATTGCGGGAAGAACTCGAAGAAGTCCTGGCGCATGAAACGCGCGGAGATCTTGTCGCCTCCCGTCAGGTTCTTGACCTTCGATTCGGCCCAGCGTCGTCCTTGTTCGGTTTCGATGGCTGCTACGAATCGTGCGCCGCGCAGCCCGGCCATATCCGTCGGAAGGCGGTCAGTGCGCGTCTCCATGAAGGTATCCATCGGTGCGTTGGTCGCGTAGTCGCCGAGGATCGTGGCCAGCGTGTTCACGAAAACCGACTTGCCGTTCGCGCCCGTGCCGTACAGGAAAAACAGCGCGTGCTCCCGCGTCGATCCAGTGAGTGCGTAGCCGACCATTCGCTGCAGATAGCTCTGTAACTCCGTGTCGCCACCCGTAACCTCATCGAGAAACTGACGCCAGATCGGGCAGTCGCCCCCAGGTGTCGCCGTGGTGATTTTCGTCATCCGGTCAGCGCGGTCGTGCGGGCGCTGGCGACCGGTTTTCAGATCGACAACACCACCTGGGGTATTGAGCAGCCATGGATCGGCATCCCACTCCTCAGTGGTGGCCGCATGCCTGCGGTCTGCGCGTGACAGCCGCTCAACACCACCGACGGTACTGGCACTGGCCAGTTTTGCTGCCACCTTGGGATTTTCCGCACGCACGGCGGCATGCCGGCAGACGCTACGGATCAAATCGGTGGCAGCCAGCGTGTCCTCAGTGCGCCAGCGATTGCCGTCCCAGACCAGCCAGCGGCCCCAGGTCGCCACATAGCGCCAATCGCGGTGATAACGCCGAGTGAAGGCCAAAGCCAATGCATCCTCTGTGCCCCACACCGATTCGTCACTGCTGGCGACCGGCTCGGCATCCGCTGTGATGTCGTGCATCTGCAGGCGCGGGCCATGGGCAAGGAAGGCGGCGACATCAAATCCCTCTGCGATGGCATCCGCTGCATCCCATCCCTCAGCCGCCTCCTCGGGCGGGTACAGGATGAAACACGACTTCGCGCCTGCCGACAGAATGGCTTGTGCCGCCTGTGTTGCATATTCCCAGCCGGGCTTGTCGCGGTCAGGCCAGATCAATACCGCCTTGCCGGCCAGCGGCAACCAGTCGGTTTTGTCGACCGGGGCGTTCGCACCATGCATGGCCGTCGTGGCAGTGACGCCAGCGCTGATCAGCGCCTGTGCACATTTCTCGCCCTCAACGAGGACAACTTGGGCTGCGTCCTTCATCCCGGGTTGGTTGTACAGCGGCCTGGGGTCTGGTGGTGCCATCTTCCGGCGCCGGACATCCCAGGGCCGAAACTCCTTCTTGCCCCCAGGCGGGTC